GAACCGAAGGTACTGGTGGTCGTGCAGGACGTGTTCAGTACGAAACCTTAGTAGCTATGGGATCCATGTCTACCGATGGATCTGATGACAATGTTCTACCTGATGCATAATGAGTGATCGTGCTAAAAAGATAACGGAGCTGTCTGCATTGACGGCTCCGGCTGCAGAAGACCTGATGGTGATTGTAGATGATCCATCAGGTACTCCTACCACTAAGTATGTTACTGTTGGTAACTTGCTTGGTAATGCAGCAGCTAATGTAGTAGTATACTTTGCTACTCCTGCTAACAGTACAATCACTGTTAAAAAAGGAACTATAATGGTTGATAACACTTTCATTTATGTTGCAACAGCAAATAATATTCTAAAGAGGATTACCTTAAACTCGTTCTGATATGCCTATAGATGATTTGACTGAAGCAAATGCTTTGATATATGCTGCTAAACATTATGATAACCCACACTTCTTTGATACAGTAGAATTTTATGAAGACTTGAGTAGGTTCAAGTATTTGAAAAAGCTATTTGGAAGATATGAAGAGACTGGTGATATAAACGAACGACTTGTTTTAAATCACCTTACTGTAATCTACAATGTGTTTGGAGTTGAAGCAGCAACAAAATTATTATTCTTAAAAATGGATAATTACGGCTCATATTTGAAGCCGTTTTTATTGCTTCTTAATTTTCTACCCGATGTTATCTATAATGTGGAAGGTAGAAACATTGTCACATCAGAATTAGTGATGGATCCAAAAATTGTAGAAAAGTTGAGACAAATTAATGGCTAACATCCCGCAAAATATTAGAGACGTTCCATCCTTATCAAATAATCCCTTAGTTGATATGTTCATGACCTATCAATTTCTCAAAAGAATTAATACTCCATTCGAAGAGTGGGATGCCTATAAACTAGGTATCATAGATAAGAATGGTAAAGTACTCAAAAAGAAAAAACAACTAAAGACTCCTCAGCAAAGAGCTGCATGGGGTTACTTTGACATTGTAACTACCAACCTCAAAAAGCTATTATCCAAAGTTCCTGGTGGCCAGTCTCAGACTGGCACTCTTGCTGCTTCCTATTTGTTAATGAAAGAGTCTGAAGACAGACAACTGGATGAGCAACAGGTTCAGCAGTTGTGTGAGGAAATGTTCTACATTACAGAAGAGGATGCTATTGGTATTGCTCCAGCCAATAACATTGGTCAAGGCAACGTAAAGCTGTTTGATCCACTGCTACCTAAAGTGAGAAAGATACTGAAGAGAAAGGTTCCTAATGTGGGTCGTTGACTGGTTGCCTTCATGGTTCTTCTATGCTACATTCTTAATTGGTGTAGCAGGTCTTGTTGCTACATTCTTTATAGGACTCCTTCCATTCTTTAAACAATACGTTCTTCCAGCTAGAATTGCGTTTACTGCTATTCTCATTGGCTCCACATGGTTCCTTGGTGCTGCTTCTAACGAAGAGAAGTGGCAACAACGTATAAAAGAGTTAGAAGCAAAAATTCTAGTTGCAGAAGCCAAGTCAAAAGAAGAGAATGTAAAGATCGTTACTAAAGTTGTTACAAAGACTAAAGTAATTAGAGAGAAGGCCAAGGAGCGTGTTACGTACATTGATAGAGAGATTGTAAAATATGACAATAAATGTGAAATACCGAATGAGTTTATTAAAGTACTTAATGAAGCAGCGGAGTCTCCAAAATGAAATATCTTTTCCCTTTGATTTTTCTATGTGGTTGTTCTACTGCAGTTCCAGTCAAAAGGACATTTCCTGAAGTACCAGGGGTATTAATGGAGAAGTGCCTTTCACTTGTTCCTCTTCAGCAGGATGCAAAACTAAGTGATATTGCAAAGAACGTAACATACAATTATTCCCTGTACCACGAGTGTGCTATTAAAACTGAAGCTTGGCAAGAATGGTACAATGCACAAAAGAAAATATTTGATGAAGTTAAATGATACACACCTTAGGACCGTTAATCTTTAAGAGTGTATAAGGAGGCCCCTGCCTACTACGTCAACATTACAATTGTTGAGGACATAAGTGGGGCATTACTAACTATAAAAATAAAAAGGTGAATTATGGAACTGACAAAACAACAGCTTAAACAGTTGCTACCTAAGAACCCGTACGTTGATCATTGGCATCATGCTCTTGAGCAATTGTTACCTGATTATGATATCAATACTCCAAAGCGCATTGCTGCTTTTGTTGCACAGTGTGCACACGAGTCTGGTGGATTCACAGCCATCAAGGAGAATTTAAACTACAAAGCACCTACTCTAAGAAAGTTATTTTCTAAATACTTTCCCAATGATGAAATTGCAGCAGCGTACGCATCTAAGCCTAACAAGCAAGAAGCCATTGCAAACAAGATATACGCAAGTCGTATGGGTAATGGTGATGAGAAGAGTGGAGATGGATATCGCTACTGTGGGCGTGGATTAATTCAATTGACTGGTAAGAGCAACTATCAAAACTTTGCTGATAGTCTTGAGATGAGAGTTGAAGATGTACCAGAATACTTAGCAACATTCGAAGGTGCTGCACAATCTGCTTGCTGGTTCTGGGAAGCAAACAATCTTAACAGATTTGCTGATGTTGGTGATATCAAAGGGCTAACAAAAGCAATTAATGGTGGGTATATTGGATTAGAAGATCGCATCAAGCACTATGAGCATGCACTTCATGTCTTAGGAGCTCATTAATGAGATACTTAGCACTCTTAGCGCTTGTCACACTACTAGGGTGTCAAGAGCAATACAGATATCCATGTCAAGATCCAGAAAACTGGGAAACTAAGCAGTGTAAGAAACCATACTGCAGTGCAAACGGTACTTGCCCAGAAGATCTAACCCCATATGAAAAAGATAAGGTTGGAGGCACACCTGGAAATCCAAACCTACAGCCTGCACCCAGTAAAGGAGAATGTAAATGATTAACCAACTATGGTCAAATGAAAAGTATACCACCGAAGAACTAAATGCACGTCTAAAGTTCTTTATTGGTGTTATTCTAGGTTTAACACTATTCGGTATTGTATTTGTGGTGTTGTATAGTCTTATTTTTGTAACTCAACCAATGAATGGTATGAGTCCAGTTGATAATAAGTTCTTTGAGCTCATTATTCCAGTTGCTACGTTCCTGACTGGTACTCTTTCAGGTATTATGTTGGCAGGTGACGATAAGGATCTAAGAGGAAAAGCATTAGATGCTGCTAACAAACCCTATACTCCACCTCCAGCACCTCCTTCAACACCAAGACCATCTCCAATGGCATCATCAGGCATGGGAATGGATTCTACACCTGGTATGGCACCTGCAGGTGGTGTTTCAATGGGATTTGGTGGTAAGCCAGCACCTCCTCCAGCATTTGAGCCAGAACTATGATAACGTTTATTTCAAAGATGCTTGCCGGTGAAGGTGAGAATAACCCTAGTAGCAAAAGGGTGATAACGTTTCTTGCATTCTTGCTTTTGGCAGCTGGATATATAGCAGAGATGTTCTTTGAAAAGAAAGTGAATCCTGAAACCTTCAGTACAATGATGTATATTGTTATTGGTGGTTTGGGGTTCACAGCCTCAGAAAAATTTACTAGTAAGGAAAAGAAATGAAAAAAGAGATTCTACTTGGATTAATGATCCTGTTCCTTCTTTTTGCTCCACTAACCAAAGCTGCGTTTGCTGGTGGTGAGATGAAAGAAGTTTGCCATAAAGAAGTTAAGAATGGTAAAGAAGTTAATGTGTGTAAAAAGATCAAAGTGCACAAGAAGTTAGAAGGCACCGCGGTCCCTGAAAAAGCACCTAAGAAATAAAATGTCAATGGAATTATTTGACACCCAATCAAGGATAGCCATCTTGGAACACGAAGTTAAAAACGTTTCGGAAATGATGAGAGAGCTCCGCAAGGAGCAAAAAGAGCAGCACGAAGCTATGATGAAGCGTATTGACTCAATTGACAAAAGGATTGATACTCTTGAAAAGTGGCGTTATATGGTGATTGGTGGTGCAATTGTAGTTGGTTACCTATTAGCTCATCTTGGTCCTCTAATAAAAATCACTGGTTGACTTACTTGTTGGCTGCGTATATAATCTCCTTGTACATCAGGAGACCCTTATATGCAGCCAATAGATTACAAGTACATCGGACTAATCTCTTCTCACCTTCCGTTATTCAGTAGAAAGCGGGACGGCACATACAACTTTCGTTGTATCATCTGTGGTGACTCACAAACAAACAAAACAAAGAAGCGCGGGTTCTTGTTAACAGAGAACGAACGTGTAACATACTATTGCCATAATTGTAATGCCTCAATGAGTCTTGCTAACCTGATTAAACAGGTTGACTCTAATCTTTTTGATGAATATCAAAAAGAAAGACTAGCAGAAAAATATATTTCGAAAGAAGTCGGAATAACCGCACAAACTCGTGATATCACCAAGATAAGTTTCCCTAAATACCTCCGCTCTCACCTAAAGTATCTCACAAAGATATCGGCACTTCACTATGCACACCCTGCAAAGAAGTATGTGGATGAGCGCAAGATACTAACCAAGCACCATCACAAATTGTTCTTTGCAGAAAAGTTCAAGTTGTGGGTCAATACTATCATTCCAGATAAGTTTGATCAGGAGTCTCTACAACGAGATGAAGCTAGGTTGGTGATCCCCTTTATTGATATGGACGGGTCTTTGATTGGTTTTACAGGCAGATCTCTCAAAAGAGAGAGTAAGATGAGGTACATTACAATTGCTGTAGATACCAATAAACCAATGCTTTTTGGTTTGGATGGTATTAACAAATCACAAAGAATATATGTAACAGAAGGGCCTATTGATTCGTTGTTTCTCCCTAATGCGTTAGCGATGTCTTCATCAAATAACTTTGATGGAATAAAGAGATTCATGGACGACCCTTCTAAATTTACTATGGTTATGGACAACGAGCCAAAGAACAAAGAGATATGTACAATCGTTGAAAAAGCAATAGACCTAGGATACAATGTATGCATCTGGCCCTCTCACTGCGAGCAAAAAGATGTCAATGATATGGTGTTAGCAGGAACTAAACCTGAGGATGTTAAGCTGTTAATTGACTGTAATACATACTCAGGCCTACAAGCAAAAGCAACTTTAATGCAGTGGAGAAAATGTTAGAGATAGAAAAGAAAGCCAAGAATTATCTCAGGTCAATGGATAGAATGATTATGGGGTGTGATACTGAAGAAGAATTAAGAATGCTTGCCTGTGCTATGATGACGTCTGCTGTAACTATTCTGGAACAGCAAATAGGTCCACGTGGAACTAAGAAATTACTAGAAGGTACTATAGAGAAAAGATATCAAAAGTAACATTATATTATAGTGAAGGACATGAAGTGAATGTAAAATTAATTAGTTATTCTCAACCGTCTCAAGATATGATGGAGTTTGGAATTGATGATATTCAAGAACTTGTTGCATTCTGTGCTCGGGTCTCTAACCCGCAAAACCAATTTAATACGGAGACGTCAGAGAAACTTATTCGATACCTCTGCAAACACAAGCACTGGAGCCCCCTGGAGACAGTCTCAGCCTGCCTTGAAATTGAAACAACCAGAGACATTGCAAGACAAATCCTCAGACACAGAAGTTTTAGTTTCCAGGAGTTCAGCCAGCGATATGCTGACCCAACGAAGGAACTCAGTTTTGTATACAGAGACGCCAGATTACAGGATACAAAAAATAGACAAAATAGTATAGAAACTGATGATGTTAATCTTCAAACTAGGTGGTTAGACCAACAACAGTTTATAATTAATGCGGCTCGAAGTGCATATGATTGGGCTATTGTAAATGGAATAGCCAAAGAGCAGGCAAGAGCAGTATTACCAGAAGGACTAACCGTATCTCGCTTATATGTGAACGGAACAATTAGATCATGGTTACATTATATTGAGTTACGTAGTGCAAATGGAACACAAAAAGAACATATGGATATTGCCAAGGCATGTGCAGTAGAGATTGCCAAAGTGTTTCCAATGATTACAGAACACACCCAACAATAATAACGAGGTAGCAATTGAAATACACAATAACAATCGATAAATCCAGAGACACTTTATTCGATGATCATGGCATGAAAAGACTCAAAGAATCTTACATGCTAGATAATGAAGAATCACCACAAGAACGTTTTGCTTTTGTCTCTTCAGCTTTTGCTTCTAATCAAGACCATGCTCAAAGATTATATGACTATTCATCCAAACACTGGTTGTCTTACTCTACTCCAATCCTTTCGTTTGGAAGAACACAAAAAGGTCTACCCATATCCTGCTTTCTTAACTACATACATGACAGTTCAGTTGGTCTGGTTGATAATCTCTCAGAAACAAACTGGTTATCAATGCTCGGAGGTGGTGTAGGTGTTGGCTTTGGTATCCGTTCCGCTGATGATAAGTCTACTGGTGTTATGCCTCATTTGCGTATATACGACGCTTCGTCTCTTGCATACAGACAGGGACGGACTCGTAGAGGCTCTTACGCTGCCTACTTGGATATCGATCATCCTGATCTATCTCTGTTTCTGGATATGAGAAAGCCAACTGGTGATCCTAATATGAGAGCACCTAATCTGCATCACGGCTTGAACATAACAGATAAGTTTATGCAATTGGTTGAGAAGTGCATGTTAGATCCCAATATGGATGACAGGTGGGAGTTAACAGATCCACATGATGGTCAAGTTCGTGAAGTGGTATCAGCCAAGTCGTTATGGCAACAGATCCTTGAACTTAGAATGCAAACAGGTGAACCTTATCTTCACTTCGTAGATACAAGCAACAAGCATCTACCAAAGCATTTGAAAGATAAAGGTCTTAAAATAAGACAATCTAATTTATGTTCAGAGATTGTTCTTCCTACTGATAAAGACAGAACAGCTGTGTGCTGTTTATCGTCTGTGAACTTGGAGTATTATGATGATTGGAAAGGTAATGATCTTTTTCTTCGGGACATCGCTGAGATGCTGGATAACGTACTTCAGTACTTTATTGACCATGCTCCTAGCGTTATTTCTCGAGCGATATACTCTGCCAGCCAGGAGCGCAGCATTGGTGTGGGGGCTCTTGGTTATCATGCTTATCTGCAGAAGAATAACATACCTTGGGAATCGTCGATGGCTGTTGGCAGAAACAAACAGATCTTCAAGTACATAAGGAATAAACTAGATGAAGCTAATTTGGAACTGGGTAAGGAAAGAGGGGAAGCTCCGGATGCTACAGGTACTGGTATGCGCTTCAGCCATCTCATGGCTATTGCACCCAATGCTAGCTCTTCTATTATCATGGGCAACACTTCTCCTAGTATTGAGCCATATAGAGCAAATGCGTACAGACAAGATACTCTCTCAGGATCTTCCCTTAACAGAAATAGATTCCTCGATGCAATCATTAGAAAAGAAGCAGAGCAACATAAAGACGGATGGTACGATGAAGTCTGGTCAAGTATTATTGCAACTGACGGATCCGTCCAACACTTGGAATGGATGGACGATTGGACAAAGGACGTTTTCAAAACAAGTATGGAAATTGACCAAAGATGGCTCGTACAGCATGCAGCAGACCGTCAAGAGTACATTGACCAAGCCCAATCCTTGAATTTATTCTTTAGACCAGATGTTCATATTAAATATTTACATGCTGTTCACTTTCAAGCATGGAAGCAGGGATTGAAGAGTCTTTACTATTGCAGAAGTGAGAAGATTGGCAAAGCTGATAAGGTATCTAAACGTATTGAGCGTCAGGTAATTGAAGAGATTGATATGAAAGCGTTGGCTACAGAGGATGTTTGTCTTGCGTGTGAAGGATAAGGTAGTCAATGATCAACATATCAGAATCAGCAATAAAAAAAATAAAGTCTATAATTTATGAAGAAAATCCTCAACTTAAATTAAGAATTTTTGTTGAGGGTGGTGGCTGTTCAGGATTTAAATATGGGTTCACATTAGAAGAACTGCCACCAGCAGAGGATGATTTTACTTTTGAAAAAGGTGGAGTTGGAATTGTTATTGATAGCATGAGTATGCAATATATGCATGAAGCAGAGCTAGATTATATAGACGATTTAACTTCAGCTCAATTTATAATTAAGAATCCTAATGTAAAAGCCTCCTGTGGTTGTGGTTCCTCGTTCACAATCTAAATGAAAACAATTGCACTCTTTGTTCATCAACCTAAATGCTCAGTGCAATCAGGGAATGGAATAATCAGGGCTCTCTCTCCACACTATAGATTTAAAATATTTACTAAACATGAAATTGAAGCCGACTTCTTTGATAACGTTGATATGGTGTGTCTACCTGGTGGTATCGGTGATTCAGATTCCTTTAGTAGTCTATTTAAAACCAACGGAGATGCTATCAGGTCATTCGTACAGCATGGTGGCAAGTATCTTGGAATCTGTATGGGGGCTTATTGGGCTGACCATAATTACTTTGGGTTCTTGGAAAATACGGAAGCTCAGCAATACATAAGACAGCCTAATACTTGCACTAGACGACCTCATGCCAAGGCAATGAAGGTTAACTGGAAAGGTGAGAATCAAAGGATGTTCTTTTATGATGGTCCTACCTTTGTTGGGGGGAACTTTGATACTGTTGCTACGTACCCAAATGGCAACCCAATGGCAATTGTTCAAGGGCGTCTTGGATTGATAGGATGTCATCCGGAAAGCGAAGAGCACTGGTATAAATATTACTCTTGGATGAGAGGTTTATATCATGATGGTGAGCATCATAAATTACTGCTTGGTTTTGTTAGAGAGTTAATGGAGAGATAATATGATAGGTGAAATGATAGTATGGGGATTCTTTAGTGCAATGGGGTGGATGATGGCAAACTGGACAGTTGATAAAGTATTTCCAGATAAACCACCAGCTATTGAGCAAAAAGTAGAGGAGAAAAAGGATGGCAGAGATTCTAAGCTTTCCGGACAAGAAAAATGAAAGAAATTTAGCTAAAGCTCATGATGATGCAATGATTGAAGAGCAGAGAGTTAAATTAATGACTCTATACAGTCAAATGGATCATGTTATGAAAGAAATTAACTACCATAAGCAGGTGCTCAGACTTTTAGAAGAAGGTAATAAGTAATGAAGAATTTTGCACACTTTGTTGAATCCAAGGACCACCTAGTTCTTGAACCGCTTCCGTACAAAAGAACGGATCTATCTCCTGTGAAGAGTAAGGATACTATAGATTATCACTACGGCACTCTAGCATCCGGATATGTTAATCGCTTCAACAAAGGTGAGGGAGATCCCAAGTTTAATACAGCTGGAGCATTTCTTCATAACATATACTTTCCTCAACTTAAACCACCCTCAGATAATAACACTCCAGAAGGATCAAGTGAGTTAGTCATTAATAAAAAGTACGGATCTTTTGATAAGTTTAAAGAAGAGTTAAAAAAGATTGCCATGAAGATTCAAGGTTCCGGATGGGTGTATATGGACACTTCTGGCAATATTAAAACTATAGTTAACCATGAGGTAGTTTCTAATATAGCTTTATTGATTGATTGGTGGGAGCATGCATGGGCACTAGACTATCAAGCAGACAAGGAAAAATATTTGGACAACACCTGGAAAATTATCAACTGGAAAATAGTTAGCGACAGAATAAATAATGAAAGACCTTCTTAAGTTTCTACCACAGATCTTGAGCTTCATGCCTGAGATCATCAAATACCTAAAGTACATACCAATACTAATGCTGTTGGGTGTTGTAGGTTATGCGGGATATTATTTTACTACCACATACAAAGATCCATTTAAATGTGTAAATAATGAAATTTATGAACAGATTCGTATTGACTCCAACGTGTATAAGTTTAAAGGTGGATACTGCGTAGATACAAAGGACTAGATGTCAGACGAAAACGAAGACCTACAATTAAAACTAGACAAATTCAAACCTAAAAAGAAAAAGCTTGCAGTTCCCCAAGAATTGCTTGATAATGCTAATAGCTATGACGACAAGCTCGTTGTAGTGAAAGCTGTAACAGAAAAAGAAATTAAAAAAGTAGTCAGAATAATTCAAGGAATGTTGAAATTGAATACGTAGCAACAATAATTAGTAAATTATAATTGTAATTAAACACAACCTTAACATTGAGCCATGACTAGTATTACTCCCCTTTTTTCAATACCCGTATTTATAGATGATTTTCTAATATCTTCAGCTGACAGGGAATATTGTAATAAGTTGCCTACAAGGCACGATGATGAAACTAATATAGAAATAACTACAGACACTCGCATTCTTAACTTACCAGAGTTGACGCAGCTTAAATTAGCTGCGCAAAATGCAATAAATGTGTACACGAAAGATATTTTACATATACCTGATAGATTCGAAATTACCACATCGTGGTATACTACGGTCACCAATAATAGCAAAGTACTGAATCATTATCACGGCTTTAGTTTGTTTACAGGTGTGATTGTAATTGATGCTTCACCAGGGAGCAGATTGACTCTATCCATAGATCAGACTCCTACTGTCCCAAAAATGTTTGATTTTGACTATACTGAATTCAATATATTTAATTCAAAGTCTTGGTGGCTGGACCTGGAACCAAACCACATATACATATTCCCTTCAAATATATGTCATTCAGCTGAACTTATTAACAAGGAAACATCAATGAATCTTATAGCTTTTGATACATTTGTTAATGGTAATGTTGGCAGGGATACATACGCAATACACATAACCGCAACATAATAAGATACATTAATGGCACATCTAGTCGCAAATATCCCACCAGTCCACTGCTACATTCGTAAAGAGTTTCTATACGACTTTGAAAAGGGTCACGGAGAGTACGAACCGTGCATATGGGTATCAATAAAGAGTATTCAAAGCCAAGCATTCAGAATTGAAGCATATCTACCAAACTACGGTGCGTTATACGACAAATTACCACTGCACGCACTTGTCAGTAGGAACCATGACTTAACAGAAGACTTCTTACCTTTAGATACTCTTCAGATATGGGACTGCTTCAGTTACGACTTTACAATAATCCAGAAAGCTTTTTTACGTAATCTCAGTTGTAAGTTTTATGCAAAAGATAGACAATTATACTCTGGTGATTATATGTTTACAGTAGATCACTCTGCACCAGACCTTAACATCATTGACACAAGTTATGCTGAGTGGCCAGAAGATCACAAGAGCTTTAACTTTATTCAACTTGAGAATGGTCAGTACGCCGCTCAACCAAACAACAGATGCTTGTTCTATGATGCATCAAGCAATCCTAAAGAATTGAAGTTCCCAGACTTTAGAGTATGTACTAAGAAGTATGTGGTAGAAACAAATCCTAAGTGGTTCTTAGGAGATACAAACACAGTAATGTATGAAAACGATAATAAGGATAACGAATGAAAAGAATAATTTTACTTTTAGCTCTACTACCACTTCTGAGCTTTGCTAAGGATAAACAAGGAGTCTTGTATGACGTTGTAATTACACGTGTGAAGGACGGTGATACCGTTGCATTTCAAGCCACGTGGCTTCCAGACCCACTACCTAAAGAGCTAGCAGTAAGAGTGTATGGTGTTGATACTCCTGAAAAATCATTTCGTGCCAAGTGCCCACAAGAAGAAGCAAAGGGTCAAGCAGCCACCAACTTTACAAAAAACGCTGTAGCTAAATCTGTTAAGCGTCAAGTCCTTCTTATGGATTGGGATAAGTTTGGTGGACGGGTTCTTGGTGATATCATCCTAGATGGTGTAAGTCTAAGACAGATGTTAATCCAAAATGGATTTGCCAGAGAATATTATGGTGAAGCTAAGCAAAGTTGGTGCGACTGATGGCTAAGCAGAAATTAAAAATAACAGACGAACGCAACTCTTTTAAGCCCTTTCACTATCCTTGGGCATATGATGCGTGGTTAAAGCATGAGCAGAGTCATTGGATGCACACAGAAGTACCAATGATTGAAGATGTTAAAGACTGGAAGAATAAACTAAACGATCAAGAGAAGCATTTCCTGACTAATATCCTACGATTCTTCACTCAGGGAGATGTGGATGTTGCTGGTGGATATGTTAAGAACTATCTACCATACTTTCCACAGCCAGAAGTAAGAATGATGTTAACTGGCTTTGCAGCAAGAGAAGCATTGCACGTTGCTGCTTACAGTCATTTGATTGAGACTCTTGGTATGCCAGAGTCCACATACAATGACTTCCTCGAGTATGAGGAGATGAGAGCCAAGCACGACTACTTCTTGTCTATTGCTGGTCAAGATGCAACAACCATTGCTCAGCAGATTGCAGCGTTCAGTGCCTTCACAGAAGGAATGCAGCTGTTTAGTTCATTTATTATGCTACTCAATTTCCCTCGTCATGGTAAGATGAAGGGTATGGGTCAGATCATTACTTGGTCAATCGTAGATGAGACTCAGCATGCCGAATCTATGATTAAATTGTTTAGAACTTTTGTCGAAGAGAATAGAGATATTTGGAACGATCAGTTGAAGGGTGAAATATACTCAATCGCTGAGAAGATGGTTGAACTTGAAGATAAATTTATTGATCTGTCGTTCTCTCTTGGAACAATGGAGGGGTTAAATGCAGAAGATGTTAAGCGCTATATTCGCTATATTTGTGACCGTAGGCTTATTTCTCTTGGTCTTAAAGGGATTTTCAAAGTAAAGAAAAATCCACTACCATGGGTCGAGGAAATGATTAATGCTCCTACACATACTAACTTCTTTGAGAACCGTGCAACAGACTATGCTAAGGGTGCTCTTAGTGGTGATTGGGGTGATGTTTGGGCAAAAGCAGCTTGATTATGACCGTTTGAAGTCCATTTGATGAAATTTTGATTAAAAACACGGGGTTCCAGAAACCCCGTGCATATATAACAAGATTGTATTACGTCTAATAATCGGTCACGACGATAAGGTGACTCTGGACCCGTAACCAGACCCTCAATGGAAAAAACCTACCGTAGTATTTTTATATCAGATATTCACCTTGGAACTAAAGATTGTAAGGCTGAGCATCTGAATAATTTTCTTAAGCACACTTCATGTGAGAAGTTGTATCTTGTAGGTGATATAATTGATGCATGGAAAATTAAACAGAACAAATGGCGTTGGAAGCAATCTCACACAAATGTAGTGAGACGTGTCCTTGGCCATTCTAAGCGTGGTACAGAAGTTGTTTATGTACTAGGCAATCACGATGAATTCCTTAGACCTTATCTCCATTACGGGTTGGGTTTTGGAATGCTAACAATCACAAATCAGTGCGAACATATTGGTGTAGATGGCAAGCATTATCTTGTCACTCATGGTGATCTATTTGATGGCATTACTAGACTAGCACCTTGGTTATCTTTCTTAGGAGATAAAGCATATGACTTTGTGTTATCCCTCAATTCTAGATTTAATTGGTTACGTCATCGGCTTGGCTTTGGTTATTGGAGTTTGTCTTCATTTCTTAAACAAAAGGTTAAACGAGCCATAGACTTCATGTTTCAGTTTGAGAAGAACCTAGCTGGTTATTGCAAGAAAAAAGGGTATGATGGAGTAATTTGCGGTCACATACACAAAGCAGAGATAAAAGAAATAGATGGTGTGGTTTATATGAATGATGGTGACTGGGTTGAATCTTGTACTGCATTAGTTGAACACCATGATGGTAGATGGGAAATAATAACTTGGACACAGGAGAGCGACAATGTGGCTGATGATATTGATAGCAGTCCACCTAAACGACCCAAGCGATCAACCAGGAAAGATAACGTTGGAGTTTCCTGATCAGAACTCATGTGAACAAGCAATATCTTCAATGACTTACACGTTAAAGTTTAAAAGTTTTAAGGTCGAAGCTTCATGCAAAAGAAAATCCTTATAGTAACCGACAATGTCCCAGATCAAATTAACGGAGTCGTTGTTACTTTTCAAAGCATTGAGAAACATGCGCTTTTGGATGATTATTCTATTGTATACCTTACTCCCCTTCAGTTCCTACATTTTAATTGCCCAGGCTACCCTGAAGTTAAACTTGCCCTTCCGTGGAGCATTGGCAAGAAGATTGAAGAGATATCTCCAGATTATATACACATCTCCACAGAAGGTCCTGTTGGTTTGTTCGCTAGACTTTATCTTGACAAACGGGGCTATCGTTACAATACTTCTTATCATACTAAATTCCCTGAATTTCTAAAAGCAATCTATAGCATTCCTATGTTCATGACATGGGCATACCTTCGCTGGTTCCATAAGCACTCTGGTAAGCTACTAGTCAACACCAGGTCAATGAAAACTCTTTTAGAGGGTAAAGGATTCAGTGGTCCAATGGTTACATGGACTAGAGGGGTTGATCGCAGTGTATTGAAACCTACTAAACGGTACAATTATACTGATCCTCCAACTGTATTATATGTTGGTCGTGTATCAAAAGAAAAGAATCTTGATACCTTATGCAAGTTACAAGACACCTACAATATTGAAATTGTTGGTGATGGTCCTTATAGAAAAAAGTTGGAAGAAAAGTATTCTAAAGTGAAGTTCTTAGGTTACCAGCAAGGTTCTGAGCTAGCAAACAGTTATGCTCGTGCCGATGTATTCTGCTTTCCAAGCAAATCTGATACGTTTGGTATTGTGATGATTGAAGCAATGAGTCTAGGTACTCCAGTTGCAGCATACCCAGTGGATGGTCCTTTAGATGTTATAGATAATCTCACAGGATGTATGGATGAGAATTTAGATAAAGCTATAATGGGTTGTTTGCTACTAGATCGTAAGAAGGTCAAAAAGGCTTCATCAATATGGACATGGGAACAATGCTGGAAGATTTTCAAGGACAATCTAATTAGTATTATATAACTTGGAAAAACATATATACTTACTCCAACCCAAGGAGTGAGTCATGAAAAAGCTTACCACCACAATATTCTTTGCATTAGCTTTATTTTCTTCAAGTGCATTTGGCTTTCAACTTAGCTTCAAGAAGAACCCCGACGGATCTCAAACCATTCAACACACCGCTCAAGACTGGGTCTATGTAGATTCAGCTAACACCTACAAAGTATACATACATAAAGATGTGATTGGCCGCAAGGGTGATCAGGTTAATTTTCACTCAATTACTGAGTTCAATACCCACTATACGTATAGTGGGTTACCGTATAAAATTAAAAGGATATATACGCACGGTGTAATGAGTTGCCAAAGCTCTGCTCTTATGATTTTTGTTGATATGTACACTGATTTAGAAAACACAATAAGATTTTCTAGTTCCTACCAGATTGGTGAATTTCTTGTAGATATGAACGAGACCTCACTAAGAAAACAAATAACCTACATGATATGTGGAGACAGTATATGATCGGTGACGATAAAGACATTCAAATTTGTAGAACCTGCGATGCAGAGTTTGAAGTAGAAGGATATAATATAGATGAGCCTATTTCATTCTGTCCCTATTGTGGTTCAGTAATGGGTGAAGATCACATGGACGAAGAGTTCTACGACGAAGATAATTAATTAGATGTGGATACACGAAGAAGGTGAAGTAACTGCTATTCCAGATGGATGTTACGGATTTGTATACAAGATTATAAATACGGAAACCAATAAGCAATACATTGGTAAGAAGCTATTCTACGCTTCCAAGCAAAGACAGGTCAAGGGCAAAAAGAAAAAATTTAAGGTTGAATCGGATTGGAAAGAGTATCACGGCTCCAACGATCAACTATTGACTGACATAGAAGTACTGGGAAAAGATAAGTTTCAAAGACACATTCTTAGATTTTGTAAGAACAAGGGTGAGTGTTCATACTACGAAGCAAAATATCAATTTGAGTTGGGTGTTCTCTTATTTCCAGAACTGTATTACAATACGTGGGTTATGTGTAAAATACATAGGAAGCATCTTCAGCTAAATTTGAATGACTGATTCCTGTATAAATACATAACAAACCACACGCATCAAGGGAAATGATAAAAAATGGCAATACCAGGTCCTGGCACAGCAATATCAATGAACACGATCGTCACCGAGTTTGGTGGTACGGTACCCCATTCTCTTAGTGAGTATTATCGTGGGGGTGGAGTTGTTCCAAACGTACCTCAAAACGCAACAATATCCACATCGGGTCAGGTTGCAATGGGTAGCTTTTATGGTTCAACAAACCGTGTTGCAGCACCTCTTACAATCTCTACCAGTTCCTTCAACTATGATGTGTATGCTAACCGTGGGCCAGGATATGTAGCTGGAATTGCTGATATTGTAGTTACTATAGACCCAGGAGTTACAATAGGCAGCACTTCAGCACCAGCTTATGCTTTATTGGTTCCATCTGAGTTTCATCCTGCTGATACTGTTACTATTATTAATAACGGGTTGATCCAAGCAATGGGTGGTGCAGGTGGAGCTGGTGGTGGTGCTCCTTCCGGTGGAGGTGTTCCAGGGTCTGTTGGTGGATCTGCAATTTACGTGAACCGCCCTACTATCATTACTAATAATGGCACTATTGCTGGTGGTGGAGGTGGTGGAGGTGGTGGTGGTGCGTCAATTGGACCTTACCCAATTCCCAAGGGTAGCGGTGCTGTACCTATTGGCGGTGGTGGCGGTGGTGGTGGTGCAGGTACTAATGGTGGCGATGGTGGTGCGGGTGGTAGTCCCAGCGGTGGTGGCAGTGTGGCTGGTTTTGGTGGCAATGCTGGAACTTCCCCAGCTGGTGGTGCTGGTGCACCGGGAAGGCCTGCTGCTACTCCAGCTGGAACTATTGTTGGTGCCGCAGGTGGCCCCGGGGGTGGTCGAGGTGCTGCTGGAACTGCTGGCAACCCGTCCACTGGTACTGGAGGAAGTGCCGGTGCAGCAGGAAACTACATTGTAGGTAATCCATTTGTCACTTGGCCCGTCAACGGCACTCGCCAGGGTGGCGTAGCTTAATAGGAGTTAATATGAACACGTTATACATGAAAATTCACGCTTTTGAAGAACAGTCTTATTCGTTGATTGTATCTTTTGCATCAGACACGACTAAATCACAGAACCCAGATGATTACACACGGTATGCCTTTCAGCCTATTAATATGTGGCCTGATATTAACGACCCAGCTGAAATCAAAAAACGTATTGCAGTAGCAGGGGTATACCATGCTGAGCAGCAAGAGCGCGAGGAAAAGTTTATTGCTGACGCTGCGAAGGTTCAGTCGTACAAAGATATTGTTGGACAAGAAACTACATACTCAGTGATTGATTTGATACCACCAGCCTCTACTGAATCCACTATTCCGGAAGTACTAACACAAACGGTGTGATCATGGAACAGAAATTTATTCGAGCTTTTGGGTACATATTCACCCAGAATACTTATGAGCAAGGACTCAGGTATAAGTTGATTCCCAAAGAAATTATTACATGTACTATATTTTGTTCGCGGGGGCGTGCTGAATCTTACGATGCTGAGACAGGAGAGCGTCTGCCAGATAATTTTGCTGGGCGTATGTTTGCCGCTACAGATTTTGATCGTCCGCAAGGTTATGATATTCTTGTTACTGAACCAACAACCGTGTATTGTTACGATGAGTTGATGAATGACAACCACAAACTGGACCTAGAACCGGTAGATTTACCCCAAGGGCAAAATACTGTTTTTGAGAACGGCACTAAGTTTTTGTTGTGTGAAGGAGTTTTATACATAAACAGTGTGTCGTTCACAGCACCTGCTGCCATTTCAATCACTACTGGCGACAAAGTTGTTACACCGGAAACCCGGTGCTTGGGGTTAAAAATAGCATGAAGCATGCAAAGAAAATTTGCATCGATGCTGACTTATCCCTTATTAACAAAGCATCTGTCGTTTTGGGACGACACGGAACTTGGGATGGGTATGACAAACACCACGTAGTGCGCAAATACCTTCCACGTAAGCAAGTAGAGCTTGTACGGGATGCATTGCCGGAAGCTTTAAAACCTTTTTTAATGGGTGTCAATTTCTCCGAGATTAGGCTACTTGCCCCTCACATACATCTTGAAGAGCAATGTGTGTTAAATTTTTATAAAGTTACACATGGCGAAATTACTTCCTTCTGGGAGGGAGAGATAGAAAGAGATGATCGTGGGACTAATGATAATGGTAACGGATACGTCAACGTCAACCCAAAAAAACTTACAAAGGTTGAATCATTCAAAGCAAGCGCGGGTGATGTTTGGTTGTTAAACACTCGGCAACCACATTCTGTTTCAATTGATGGTGATACAAGATTAAAGAACTGGAAGTATGCTCCTAAAGATGATAATGTTCGACTAATAGTTCAGGCATACTTAGATTTTCCATACGTTAAAGCAGCTGCATGTTTTGAACAAGCTGTGTGCTAAAAGCCGGACATATATAATGACCCTCAAATATCTCAAAGGTATTGTTCCTCCAGAATTTTGTCAGTTTTTCACGCACGTACTCATGAGGCAAGCCGATTTGAACCCAAGGGGGGACGATCAAACACCAACCGCAAAGAGTATTTTAGACCATGAATATATGTTTGAGACGCTGCATGAGCGATTATGGCCTGTTATTGAACAAGCTGTTGGGGAAGAATTAATTCCAACCTATGCTTATGCAAGACTTTATAGTAACGGTGATGTGCTTGAGCTGCATAAAGATCGACCTGCATGTGAAGTGAGTGTAACAATACAGCTTGGAAGGTCCCACCACTACGCTTGGCCCATCTATATGGGTGGTCAACGGTTTGACCTTGGCGAGGGAGATGGTATAATTTACCCTGGATGTGATGTAGAACATTGGCGTGATAAATGCGACGGTCCTGAAGGCTATTATACAGGACAAGTCTTTCTTCATTTTGTACGTAAACACGGTAAGTATGCTGGCGAAGTAGGGGATAACACTGCACGCAGCGTATATTCCTACGGAAAAGATAGAACTTATATAATGGAAAACAAGTGATTTATGTTTTGTATACTTGATGATGTGTTGTCTGAACTTGAGCGCACAACGGTGCGCGACTACTTTTTAAGCTTCAATGCCTCCACAAAGTTTGAATGGGCAGACGGGACATGTAATCAAATTATTTCGTACGGGTCTCCATTATCAAAACTTTTACAAGTCATTCAACAGTACATAGATTTATCTGAAATGGTTGGTTGTGAGTATTGGTCACATTTAAACACAAAATCTGGTTGGCACAAAGACACTGATGAAACTGTGTTGTATAGAGATGGTATTGAAAAATTCCCCATATGCAGTTGTGTATATTACCCTGAAGTGGATGTTCAGTTAGGTGGTGATTTGGTGTTTGAGACAATGCGTATCAAGCCAATAACAAATCGACTTGTTGTGTTTTCTCCAAGTACGTTACATGCTGTAGAGAGCTTTACGGGGAAGAGATTGGCGGTTGCGGTGAATCTTTGGGATTACAAATTGGAGCACTCATGTCAGTTCAAGTAACAGGAGTAGGCGACACAATTCTGTTTCAAGCTAACTGTAAGCATTTTTATGTATCGGGATTAGATTTAAACGTATTAGCGTCTGAAGTTTTGAAGAATTTTGACCCAAAAAACAGAATTTCCAACAATAAAACTACTTACGGTCCCGAGCACGAAGATGATTATTTTGAGTTTGGGGAACATACAAAACAATTAATTGACTGTATCTCTGCTGTTGCAGATTCCATGCAAATGGAGATAGTTAATCGCATATGGTCACAAGTTCACCACCCTTTCGAAAGTTGTAATCTGCATGACCACATTGGGTTGGCTGATATGGGCTTTGTTTTTTATGTAAAAGTTCCAACTGGTGCTGGTAGACTGTATTTTGATTTTGGCTCGGCAGGAGTTTCTACCGTAGAGCCAATTGAAAATATGTTAGTCGTTTTTCCTGCATATTTAAAACACGGTGTTACTAAAAACCTTAGTAATGATTTACGAATTTCTATTGCAGGTGATTTAAGAAAAAAATTATGATTTATTCAATACCTCCACGAGCTATACCCGGCAAAGACCATCTTGCCTATTGGGAAGGATTTCTTTCTCCCGATGATATTAATCTCATACTTGCACAACCAGAGTGGTTAAATCTACAAGATGGATGTGTTGGTGGAAGTGAAGTAACTTCTATTGTTGACCCTGCTATCAGGGCTACTCAAATTGCATGGATTGGAGCAAAACCCGAGCTACAGCATATCTGGGAAAAATTAGCAGTTGCTGTTGCAGAGGTCAATAGTCGGTTTTTTCATTTTGATCTAACTGGGTTCCATGAGCCTATACAGCTTGGTTTGTATACCGAACAGCAGCAAGGACACTATAATTGGCACACGGATGCTTCCCCAATGGATAGAGCAGTTCCACGAAAGCTATCTCTATCCATGCTACTTTCTGATCCATCTGAGTTTGAAGGTGGAGAGTTCCAAGTAAAAACTAATAACGACACAGCTCAAACTTTAGAAACACAAAAAGGTAGAGCGTGGTTCTTCCCGTCATATACACTACATAGAGTAGCACCTGTCACAAAAGGAGTTCGTCGTTCACTGGTGTTGTGGGTAGGTGGACCTCAATTCAGATAGCATATATAATAGACGTTTACAATTAACAAACGCGGGGTAGTTCAGAGGTAGAACGACGGACTCATAATCCGAAGGTCGGAGGTTCAATTCCTTCCCCCGCAACCAAATTTAAGTATATCATGGAAAATCACATTGGTGTAGCAGACTCCAAGTACGGTAAATTCACTTTCTTTCGTAATGATGATCCAATAGGAGCTTGTCTTCACTACTATGGTGAATGGGCACAGCAAGAGATGGATCTATTTGATCTTTTCCTCACTGAAAACTCAAATGTAATTGATGTTGGTGCCAATATTGGTACTCACTCAGTATACTTCTCTAAGAAGTGTAGTAAGGGTACTGTGTTTGCTATTGAACCTCAATTATACATTTCACAATTCCTCAACACCAACCTACTAGTTAATGGTTGCTTCAATGTAGTTCCGATGAGAGCTGCTTGTGGATCTGAAGAGAAAGAAGTAAGAATCCTGAACATTGATCCATTTCATGGTGAGAAAGTAAATTATGGTGAGTTTAAACTCAAAGACTATGAAGACAAAGGTCTGCATACTAATTGTATTACGCTAGACTCATTCCTCAAACAAGGTATACCATTTCATCTTATCAAGTTAGATGTTGAAGGATTGGAAGTGGATGTGTTGAATGGTGCTACTAAGTTGATAGACGAGTACAAGCCGATGTTGTATATTGAGTTTAACGATAAGGATGGTAACGATGAGTTGCTTAAAAAAATTAACTCAATGGGATATGTTTCATACTGGCACATGTACACTAAACACAATCCAAATAACTTTCGGAATCAGTCTCAGAATATATGGGAACCAGATGGATACATTATTGATAAAGAGAATCTAGATAGGATGTATGAGGGTAATATTATTTGTATACATAAAAATCAACAACAGCCAACAGGTCTTCAAGAAGCTAAAGTAGGATCAAACATATTTAACTTTTTAATTGAACAGGGATTGATCTAACGAGGGTCACAATCAACCCACTTTAGTTTGTTGTAGTATTCGTATGGCCATGTACCTTTAGGTATTAGACATACACCAAGTTCTGGATATACTTCTTTACGTACTTCAACTACAGCCCATATTATACATGACAAGTATACTATTCCAAATAAAGTTAAGCCGTACTTCCATGCCTCACATCTAATTTTATTAATTCTTCTTTTTCTAGTTGCTGCGCTGATCCTATCTTGTTTTGCTTTAGCGGTAATAGCCATGCTTTGTTGCTTTTGCATCTTTACCATCATTTTTTCAACCTGGGTGTAGAGATCACCTAACTCAGGAGGACACTGGTAAACCATTATTTCACGAAGCTCAATTTGCATTGCTTGAAGCTTGGTTTTCATTAGCACTCTTTGTAGAGCACGCTTACCTAAACTTGTTGTACCAGTATAAACTTCATCATCATGTCTTTCTTCCTCTTCAAAGATAGCCATGCAAGTAGCCATATTTTCAAAGTACGCACCAAGCTCTTCACCAATAACTGTATACACATCATCAGGCTGCTTCTTACTCAGCTCGACAATACGATTCTTTTCTTCAATGTATTGGTTTTTTTCAGCTACAGTTGGTGTACGGTCTTTGTATTGGGAATGAAATTGATCATCTAGATCTTTCAATACACCTTTCACATCACCTACTACACTATTAATTTCTTTATATAACTGACATCCCTTTTTTACAGCTGCTACCGCACCATTTGCTAGAGCAAAGAGTGTTAGTGGATCCATTTACGGCATTATTCTCCTATTTAAACTTTATGCAGAGCTTCATATGGTCAGCTAGCTTGGTTACTTGGTCATCAGCTTGATCAAGAACGGGTTTCCAGAACCCGTGAGTTAGTTCATTCAACGCTTTTGAGTAATGGTGAAAGCCATTTCGCTTCAGATTAACAAATTCACATAAGAACTGTTGATTTCTTTCTGTGACATCAGTTATAGTAGGCATAGTTAAAGGTGGGTATAAGTGGAACATTTTTCTCCTTTCCCTGTAATTACAAGTATTTATCTACACTATGAAAAAAGTTTACATATTCGATGTTGATGGAACCTTAACTCCTAGCCGAGAGGTTATTGACCCACAATTCCGTAAGTGGCTCAAGAACTGGATTAAAACGGGTGAGAAGGAAGTTTACTTTGCTACTGGTAGTGACTATCCTAAAACACAAGAACAGCTGGGAAACGATGTTCTAGACATGGCTAACGCGGTTTTCTCGTGTGCTGGGAACGCTATATACAACAAAGGTGTTTTAAAGTATTCCAGCAAGTGGACATTGAAGGATCCTCAGATCCAATGGTTGAACGAACAGTTGTTCAAGAGTCTTTTTACAGGAAAGACAGGACGACATATTGAGAACCGTATTGGACTTGTTAACTTTAGTATTGTTGGTAGAGCTGCTGATAAAGAGCAACGTGCCAAGTATGTTGAGTATGATAGACGTACGGGTGAACGCAAGAAGATTGCTAAAGAGTTCAATGAGAAGTTTGGTGATGTTGCAGTGGCTCAAGTTGCTGGTGAAACTGGCATTGATATTATGGAACCAGGTAAAGACAAAGGACAGATTGCAAAGTACTTTGCTGAGCCATTTGTTCATGTTCACTTCTTTGGTGATCAGATGGAACTTGGTGGGAATGATTTCCCTCTAGGTATGTCTCTAAAAGAGAACTATATACAGATGAAACAAAGCAAAGCTACCGTGGTGAAGGTGAAGAACTGGAAAGACACTTGGAATTATCTACAAAAGGATGGAAAGTAAATTATGAAGACGAATGGTACTTTTAAGATGGACAAAGAAGTGAAACGTGTTGCTGCCATGATTGTTGATCCTGAACAACGTGGTGTTTATAAACGACTGATGATTGATGCTCTTGTTTCATTTGAAAAAGCAAGACGTGAATCTAGTAAATCAAAACGTAATGATACTGGTGAAGCATAATGGAAGTTAATGAGTTGTCACAAAACGCTAAGGGTGGCACAGAGCTAATGCTTGAAGCTCTCCATAGTCACGTACCTGCAGATCTAATGCAGCATTTTCAGATCATTCCATCTCGAGTAAGGGATGTGGATGACTCCAAAATTAAAATATACTGGTTGCATGACCTACCAGGTGATCCTGAATCAGAACATCTCAAAGGTGGTGGTTGGAATCGATTTGATAAACTTGTCTTTGTCTCTAACTGGCAAATGCAAGCGTATCAGAAACACTATGGTCTTCCATGGTACA